AGGAGGTGATAAACAAATGATAATCATTCCAGAAGCTTTACAAGTATATTGCATCTTAGTTAAGCATTTTGGATTTGATGACAGTTGGACTAGCTTTGAAAAATGGCAATATAAATACAAGAATTTATTCTAAGGGGGGAGTAATTTATGAGTGATTTATATAACAGTTACAAAACATTTAGCAATAATGAATTTGGAGAAATAAGAGTATTAGAAATTGAAAACGAGCCTTGGTTTGTAGGTAGAGATATAGCAACTGTTTTAGGTTATAGCAACCCACCAAAAGCAGTAAGAACTCATGTAGATGAAGAAGATAAAGGGGTGAACGAAATGGACACTCCTGGCGGTAAACAAAAAATAATAGTAATTAATGAAAGTGGATTATATAGTTTAATTCTCAATAGTAAATTACCAAATGCTAAAAAATTCAAACGTTGGGTAACAAATGAAGTTTTACCTTCTATAAGAAAACATGGAGCTTATATGACAGAGGATACAATAGAAAAAGCATTAACTAGTCCAGATTTTCTTATACAGTTAGCAACTAAGTTAAAAGAGGAACAAGAAAAATCTAAACAACTTGAGGACAAGCTAGAGAAAAATAGTAAGATGCTGAACCAAATATCTGCTAGTAAAAATTCCTTATTGGTTAGAGAAGTAGCTAAGATACTAAGTAATCACCACGGCATAGTTATAGGAGAAAAGAAATTGTACCAAAAGCTTAGAGATTGGGGCTGGATATTTAAGAATAGTACAGAAGCTAAGCAAGAAGCGATAATACATGGATACTTAGAAGTAAGAGAAGGGACTAGAGAAAGTTCTAAAGGAGTATTTACATTCCATACAACTCGCGTAACCGGAAAAGGACAAAGAAAGATATTAGAAAAATTATTGGAAGAATTAGAAAATAAGTAATGCAAGTTTTAACTGAGGTCCAAATGGATGCGAGTGAATATTAAAGGGGGGTTTAAAATGAATGATTTATTACAAGAAATTTGGAATGATATACAAGGCTATGAAGGATTATATCAAGTAAGCAATTTTGGTAGAGTTAAAAGTTTGCCTAAAAAACATGATATTTCTATGGGAAAAGGATACTACATTACAAAAGAACGTATTTTACAACCAGGCGAAGATAAAGACGGATATTTACAAGTTGGATTACGTAAGAACAAAAAAACAAAAATGAGAAAAATTCATAGATTGGTGGCAGAAACATTTATACCGAATCTAAACAATTTGCCACAGGTAAATCATAAAGATGAAAATAAACAAAACAATGATGTTATTAACTTAGAGTGGTGTAACAATTCTTATAATCAAAATTATGGAACTTGTGGACAAAAAAAATCTGAAAGTATGAAAGGGTTTAGACATACAGAAGAAACTAAAAGAAAAATGAGCGAAGCACGAAGAGGTGAAAAAAATTATTTTTATGGCAAGCACCATACAGAAGAAAGCAAAAATAAATTAAGTAAAGCAAACAAAGGACGTAAAACATCAGAAGAGACTAAAAAGAAATTAAGTGAAGTAACTAAAGGCAGTAAAAATCCAAGAGCTAAAAAAGTAAGATGCATTGAAACAGGGCAAGTATTTGATTATATAAGAGAAGCAAATGAATTTTTAGGTAAAAATAGATTAAGTTCTGATATAAGCAAATGTTGTAAAGGTAAATTAAAAACATGTGGGGGTTATCATTGGGAATATGTAGAGGAGGATATATAATATGAAAAAAATATTTAGATTACATTAAACACTTAGAAAGTAAATGCGAATATTTTCAGCAACTAGCCCTAGCAGAAAGAGAAAAGAACATTAAATTAGAAGAAATCATTAAGAAAATTGAAAAAAAGATATACAACTTAGATGATAAGGAGGATTAATATGAGTCAAGAATATCATTATGTTTACCTAATTGTTAATAAAATTGATTTAAAGCTTTATATTGGAAAGCACAGTACTAATGATTTAAATGATGGATATTTTGGTAGTGGCGCTGATTTAAAAAAACAAATTAGATTGTATGGTAAAGAAAATTTTGAAAAAATAATACTTGTTTATTGCAAAAATGAAAAAGAAGCATATATCAAAGAAAAACAGTATTTATTAATAGCTAAATCATGGGATAATGGGCAATTCTTAAATTCTAATAATGGTGGAGTTAGTAGGGTAAAACAGGCAATGGCAAATATGCCCGTTGATGAAAAAACAGGCAAAAGATATTCTAAAAAAACAGGTAATACAATTGGTCGTCCACCGCTTGATTATCCAGATAATTTTATAGATATAGTTCAAAAACAACAAAAGAAACAAATGACTATGAAACAAGCTTTATCATCCCTAGATATGAAAAAAGCAACTTATTACAAGTTAATCAAGAAATATGAAGAAGAACATCAAGTGTCTTTAATAAATAAAAATTAATAAGGAGGATAAATAAATGAATTGGATATTAGATGAAACTATATATAATTTAAAATCTAGAATTTCAGCTTTAGAAAAAGTTATAAATAGCGAAGAAGTAAATCGTATTTATAAAATGTCAAAGGTTGAAGAAATTAAATTCCTAAAAGAAATATTGCAAGAAATAGATGTAATGATGCAAGAAGAAGTAAGAGACCTTGAGGAAGCAGATGAAGATGAAAGAGAAAATAGAGCAGATGCTTACATGGGAATATAAAAATAGAACCTACGGCAATAGGTCCTATCTTTAGAAAAAGTTAAGTAATTAGAAATTTACTTTTTCTATATTATATCACGAAAGGATATGATTTAGAACATGAAAATTAGAGATTTATTTCAAGGATGTAATCAGGCTTTTAGAAATAGTGAACCTACATTTCAAACTAGGCTATTATATGCAGAATTAAGTAGTCCTTATGATGTATATGCAGATAGCAAATGGGGTTATATAGATGGAGCAAGGGAATGTTTAGAAGGATATAAACCTATTGAAGAACTTGAAGAATATATACAAAAGTATGAAATAGATAACAGTCCTTTGACAATATATGACAGGGGATATTTGCAAGCATATAGGGACTTTGTAAAACAAGAAAAGACTAAGGAGTGTGAAACTAATGAATAGCAATAATGCATTGCAGTTAGCAACTTATACATTAGAAGGTGGACAAGTATTAAATGCTGAAACTGTAAAAAATTATTTAGTAAGCGGTAATGGAAACATAACAGACCAAGAAACAATGATGTTTATAGAATTATGCAAGGCTCAAAAGTTAAATCCTTTTATAAGGGAAGCGTATCTTATTAAATTCGGTAATAGTCCAGCAAATATAGTAGTCGGTAAAGATGTATTTGTTAAAAGAGCATATAGAAATCCAAGATTTGAAGGCATGAAAGCTGGAATAGTAACGATTGATAAAGACGGAAACATGATAGAAAGAGAAGGAGCATTAAAAGGTATAAATGAAAAATTAATCGGTGGGTGGTGTGAAGTATATGTAAAGGATATGAAGTTCCCTATTAAGTCAACAGTAAGTATGGAAGAATACAGTAAGGGACAGTCAACATGGAAGCAAATGCCTTGTGTAATGATTAGAAAATGTGCAATGGTAACGGCATTAAGAGAGGCATTTCCGGAAGATTTGCAAGGATTATATGATGCATCTGAAATGGGAATAGATACAAAATTACCAGAAAAAGAAATAGTTCCAGGAATGGCATCAACTAAGCAAAAGAATAAGATAATGGCAATGGCATCACAAAAGGGATTGTATGATTTTAATAATCCTAAAAACATAAAAGAGTTAGAGTGTTTCTGTACTAGCAATGGATATGATTTAAAACATCTTAAATTTGAAGAAGCAGATGAAGTATTACAACTTTTAATTGAATATGATCCAAAGGTTGATGATGTAACTGTAGATGATGAAATACAAGATGTAGAGTTTAATGAAGTCACTGAAACTGATGAAAGTAACATAGAAGGACAAGTTAGTTTATTGTAATTAGAAAACAAACAAAGGAAGTGGTAAAAATGGATTTGTATGAATTTACAGATAAAAGTACTTTAAGAAAAGCAGAAAATAGAATAAAAACCTTTGAAAATCTTATAGATATATTTGATAAGCAGCTTGAATGTGACAAACATACAAAATCTTTAGT